AACCAGTCAGAGCCAAGCTCCAAGTACATGTCGTTAACATCCTTGTTATCTTCCAAGTGGACAACAGTTGCCTTATCAAGATCGTCCTTGATTCTCTTGGCTAGTTCTTGTCCTGGGTTTCGTCCGTCTTCTTTGACGTCGTTGTCCGCAAAGATAAGTATTCTTTTATACGATTCAAAAAGTTTTGGGAACCAAGGCTTCCATTGGCTGACGCCAGCAACGCCAACAGCGGGAATACCAACAACGCCACTAAGAATAATCGTGTCAATTTCCCCTTCGCAGATCGCGATGGTGTCTGATTGCAAGTGCAAGTCGGTGACATTGAATAGTCCTATCTTCTGACCTGTCGGCCAAAGGTACTTGGGTGTGCCATTATCCAGACGACGGAACTTAATACCAACAATGCCAGCAGGAGTACGGTAGGGAATAGAGAGCATGCCTGTCGCCATCTCATGTCCGCTACTAGGCTCCGCGACGCTTCCAAGCAGGTACAAATCCGCTACTTCCTGACTTATGCCGCGTTCCTGTAGGTAGGAGAGAGTCGCCTCGTTTCGATGTTCGCAGTACCTTGTGGCTGCTTCCGTTAGCAAGTTTCTCTGCTCTGCGTTTAACATCTACAAATCCTTTCAAATCCTCTTTGGCTTTTACCAACTCATACACATCACCTAGTACGTTACACACTAAACAATTGTACATCTGTAGGTCTAAATTGTAGGCAGCTGATGCGTGGCTATCCTCATGGATAACACACTTACAAGCAACCCAACCGTACCTTGGTGATACTGCACAGCCGTAGGCTTCTAGTACTGCCCCGATGTCTGGCTTATTCTGTGACAACTTTTGTCCACTGCTCAAGGGTTTGCACCACCCAAGCGTCTTCTATCCCTGATTGTCTGCGTTTAATAATTACATAAGCAGGTGGAACCTGCTCAAGGTTGCGAGCCTTTGCATAGTTCTCTGCCTCAACGCAAGCCTCACGCCAGAACTGTGGCAGATCAAGTTTAACTGTTGCCTTCAATTCAAAAACGTAAGGCTTGCCCGCAACGATGATGGCAATATCTCCCTCATCGTTCTTCCCCGCACGGGCAAGCCTGTCCGTTATCGCTTGAGGTAGCCGTCCCCGCAGCCACTTCAAGACATCTGTTTCAAACTTGGAGCCGCGAGCCTTTGCTGCTGCTTGCTTACTGGCCATCAACCAACCCCAACATCTCTGCTAGATCAAGCGCATCCATGCGCTCTAGTAATTGTAGCGCATTTGCTTTTTCTTGCTTCGTATTTTCACTGGGCATTTGCTCTACGTGAGTCTTAACTAATCTTGTATCGTCATTGTTTAATCTCATCAGTTGTACTCCCATGTGTTAGATGAATAGCTGGTCTGGCGATGGGAATAGATGTTCATTCTGGAAGCATCGCTCCATAGTGAGACATACTTAGCGCCATTGGGTGAGTGCTGGGCAAACCTGTTCTTTACTGCGGCAACTCTAAACTCTCCTGTGTGCTGCACTAATGCAACGGTCAAGATCATCTCAGGCAATTGCGAAATTTTACCTTGAATTGCTTTACGACTTGGCGGCATGTCGGGTTGCCCCTCTGCCTCTGACGTGTGGTGCAGTAGGAATACTGCTGCGTCAGTCTCACGTGCGATGTGGTGCATTGCCTTAGCAATCTCGCGTAGCCCTGTCCATTCATTTTCGTGCATAGATACTACGTTCATAGCGTTATCTACAATGAGTAAGTGGGGATACTCGCCAAAGGCTTCGGCATAGGCTCTGATAGATAAATCAATCTCATCAAGAGTGGGTGATGGAGCAAAATCAAAGCGTAGGTGGGAAATACTTTCCAACTCTGACTGGTAAAACTCCATTCCTATTTCAGTTACAAAGGCTTCTTCAACAGCTGAAACTTGAGAACCTGTAACCATTGCCGCAGCACGTATCGCCGTCGTGTAAGCATCGGTATCTGCGCTGATGTACAGCGTAGGTACCTTCATGTTAACAGCCATGTACAGACCGAGCAACGACTTACCAGCATTAGGTGCGCCAGCAATCATCGTTAGTTGCCCCCGCCGAAACCTAATCCCATCACTTTGCAATGATGGGAATAGGTCTGGCAGAAGTGCATGCTCGTTAGCAGATTTGGCTGCTGCTTGAGACAGCGATAGCATCTATTATCGCAGGAACTTAGGCTCGCATTGATCTGCCGTACCTTGTGGTGTTGGGCAGAAGTAACCCTTCCAAGACTTAGGCGCTCCAGGCTTTGACTGACGGAATGTCATCTCGCCATGCTTACATGTGTATGCGTTGCCATTGGCTGTTACTGCCACTGGCTCTGGTGAATTGAAAGCTGCTGCAACTGATGCAACGCTTGGTGTTGGTTGTCCGCCAAGATCGTTGGCGGTTGACTTGATAAGTGCTGCAACCATAGAGATGTCTGCAAGACTTGTCTCAAGTTCCTTCACGTTATCTGCATAGATGTTGATTAGTGTGCCGTCAGCCAACTTGTAGTTGATCTGTAGCTTTGTGCTTGGTAGTGCGCTCATTTGCTTTCCTTTTCTTTTATGTTTGCTAGTGGGTCGTAGAGTTGAGATAGTTGTCCACCTACTGCATAACAGTAGTCCTTCACGCCGCAAGTGCGGCACGACATACCGATATTTGGTAAAAAAATTTCTGCCTGTAATCCTCTTTCAAACTGAGCAAACATCTCCGTAAGGAGAGGATAGGTCCAACGTTCCATACCTGCCGTTGGTTCTAGTGTAGCTGTTCGTGCATTGTAGTAGGCACCATAGGGTACCTTCACTCCAAAAGTCTGCTCGATACATGCTGCGTAAGTACCCAACTGCATAGATGATTCAGGTGTGCTAGCTCCAGTCTTTAGATCCACAACTGTGAGTGAGCCATCTTTATTTTCAAACACTAGGTCAATGTAACCCTTGATAAGTACTTCACCAAAGGTGACGTTAACTCCAAGTTCTATAGCTGGGATACCTTGAGGTGTAGTCCAGACTTTCCACTTGTTAGCCTTGTATGAGGTGACAAAATCATCCAGCATCCTCTTGCCGTTTTCATCCCACCAAGCCTTGTCTTCTTTGTCTGGGCTGGCTTTGGTGGCTCTGCCACCCTTGCGCCAGTCAACAGGATTAGAATTGGACTTAGCCTCAACTTCTGCAATCTGTTCTAAGAAAGCAGCATCCCAAATTTTTTGTGCATCAATTGTCAAGTTCGCCCATCACAATCTTTTGCGCTTTGCGAAGTCCAGACTTTACTGCTTCGTCTTCTTCTTCGTCAATTGCAAGATCAATCTTCTTGGATAGCGCCTGTCGCATAACCATCTCTGCTTGCACAAATGCTGTGCGGAAAGCATCCTCACTAGCTACGCCTTTAGCCCTGCGTTCTGCTCGGTTCATTACTCTCCCCATACTGGCATAGGTGCCGTTGCTGTACTGGTACACAATACACAGATCATGTCCAGAAAGTACATTCCAATCTCGCCGTCTTCACCAAACTTAACTTTCACATGCCATGTATCTGACCCGCATGGACATACACGCATTGGTCCAAGGCTGCTGTAGTCAGCCTTCTGCCCATGTAGCAGCCGTAGGCTGGCTATCTTCTTAACCTTCTTGGGTACCATCGTTTAACTCTGCACGTAAGTAATTCTCTACTGCCTTGTGAAAGGCTGAGCCACCCACAAACCACCATGCTGGCTCGGATGGTGCTTGCAGTTGGCGTTCTAATTGCCACGACTTACCGCATCTGACCCACGATGAAAAGCTACTGAATGAGCGATGTCCTACTGTTGTTTGGTTCATGTGGTGAGTGTAGCACCCGTTGGCATCACTTCCCAATTTGACAAGATTTTGCAGGTGGTGTGTATAATACGAGCGAAGCGAGTGCGATACGGGAGAGCCATAGGCTCTCGGATTATAAGGGGCGCGGCGCTAATGATAGCGCCCTAACTAGGAAAACAAAAAACAAAAAAACCCCGCCAGTTAAAGCGGGGTTTAGTTGTGTTATTAAATTATTTTGTAACTGGATTTGCCACTGGGAAGTTGTCCTTTGGATTAACCCAGCGAAGTACAACTGGGACAACGCTGGCAAGGCCAGCATGAACTAGGTACTTAGGTTCGGTAAAGCCAGACATGTAAGAGGCTAGGACTGCGGCAACAAATGCCCGTACCCATGTGCCACAGATTGTCTGTACTTGCTTCATGTCTATGTTCATTACTTACTCCAATTGGGTCGTACTACGGTTCTTACGGTTGTAAGAGCGCGGTGTTTCAATGTAACAACATCGCCGTTGCTCTGGCTTCCCATGTTATCACCAGCGGTGTTACCTTCAATTGTATCAAGTAAGTGGGTATTTGGGTTGATTGGGCCAATGGCTATGCCCACGTGGACAGGCTTGCCAGCCTTGGCAAAGTCGAATAGAACGATGTCACCAGCCTGAACCTGTACTGTAGGTATAACCAGATTGTTCTTCTTGGCCCACGCCTCAAAGACTTCCACTCCAGCAAAGCCTTTGGCTGTGGATGCGGCGATCAATTGGGAGCAACCAGCCTGTGCAAAGCACCACGAAACGAACATAGCGCACCAAGGTTGGTGGTTCATGCCGTACCACTGGCCGAACTTGCTGTCGTTATTGACGCCTTCTTTGTAGTTAAGCTGACTTTTTGCGGCTGCTACTACTGCTTCTACGTACTGGTTCGGAGACGTGCTGCTCGAATTTACCTTCGAGTCGGGCAAGGTCTTTGGAGATTTCATGGACAGCTTCTCGGATATCTTCGACAGCATCTTTAATACTTCCCCCGCCATTATGGCTTAGTTCTGATAGTTGTGGTTTGATTTCTTGTAAGTGTTGATCAAATAGCGTATGAACGCCATGCTTAAATACATACCAAAGGCCAGTACCTACAGTAGCGGCAACAAAGAAGTAACCATAAATAGTGCTTGCCCAGTCGGCAGTAGTCATAGCGGTATTCCCTAACGTGTTAGACGGTTCTGAATGTGACGTAGATCAAGCCACCAAAGCCTGAGAAACGGCGCTCTGGTGGGGTAGTGCGGACAAACTGGAGTGATTCAATGACGCCTTGAACCGTCTCACCTGATGTAAAGTCTTGATAGACAATGACATCGCCTTGTGCTTCTGTGTCTTCTAAGACTTGAAGGCGCGAGATAGCGCGACCTTCATAGCCAGTAACCATGTTGTATCTGTCACCTTCAAAGTCAAAGTTCAAGACTGGGACTGTGTAGGAGCGATTGCGCTTAACTGCTGGCAGAGCCTTGAGTTGGTAGCCATTGAATGTACTTGCAACAAGTGGGCTACCTGTCTGAGGGTAGAGAGTAAAGCGGAAAGCAACAGATTCAGCTGGAGAAGTCAGACCTGTAGTGATGTCCTGAGTTAGATCCATGTTGGGCGAAATTTCAATGATGTTAGAAACTGTGCCATCTGAACTAACCGCTGCAAGGCCGATGTCGCCTGTGACTGGTGCCTGAATACGTGGCTTGATTAACTTGAAATGCTTATCCTCAAGGGTGAGGTAGCGGATAAGACCAGTCTGGATGTAGCCACTAGCGCAGAGCGCTGTGGAAGACTCAACGTAAGCGCCCTTACCCTTGACGCCAATAACAACTTTATTACTATGGCCAAATACTGCCACATCGGTAACATCGTTAGTGCTAGGCACACGAAGATGTGTGGCATAAGCCATCTGGTTGGGAGCAAGTTCACGGGATAGGTCAATCTTAACTAAGCCAGATGAGTAACTTCCATCGCCATTGTCAATGTAGTTAGATACTGTGCAGTAGGCAAAGCGGTCTTGGAACATCACAGCATCTACGCTGTTGCCTGTAAGGGTCGTTCCGCTGGCTGGGTCGTAGCCATTGGTAACGACAGTCAATGGTCCGTAAGTAATGTAGCCAGATGAGACGAAGCCAGATGTATCAATCTGGCCCACACGTACACCTTTGTTGGTTCCAAAGACCATGTACTTGCCCACATAAGATGCAAGGCTGGTGACATACTCACCAGATGGCATGTCCGCTGCGGTGACTGCCTTGTTGAGAAGCGGCACGTTGCCTGTTGTGTCTAGGCTTAGGCGAAAGATACTTGATGAGTCGCCAGCATAGCCAGAGACATAGATAGCATTAGGGCCTTCGGCTACGCCTGTCCAGATCCATTTGGTATTAGGGTGAGCATAAATCGGAAGGTTATTATTAGTGGCAAGGACCGCTGTACCTGCAAGGCCAGTGGTGTATTGGTCATCAGCATGATTATGGTAATAAGAAAATTCAGTTATTGATGGAACTGCTGTGACACTAAACGTACCATTATATGTGGCACCAACTGAAGCAATTGTTACTTGGGAACCAACTGCAAAGTTGTGTGCTGTAGAAGTTTTAAGTGTGGCGACATTGTTTGCCAACTGACCAGCAACCACCGTGTAGGAAGTAATCGGGGTAATCTCAAAGATGTAGTTGTTGATGCCAGCAATGAGGCGTTGCTTAGCCCAGTTCATCTTGACATGGGTAACAGTTCCCACCGATGCTGGGTGGGTAAAGATTAAGGTGCCGCTTGAGGCACCTGTGAGTGGACCTTTGTAGATGCCTGTGGCATTAGCTACATAGTAGTTCTGTCCATCTTGGGCTACGTCTAGGATAGTGCCAGAACCGCCCCATGTAAGGCTTGTAGAGGATCCTATGGCGGTTATACGGAAGAGGTTGCCATCATCTGCCATGAGGACTACATCCACGTCGTTGGCGTCAACGCCACCTTCAAGGATGATGTTGTCATTGGTAGCAGACTTGAGGACTGCCACATCTGGCAGAAGGGTTACCTTGCCAAGATTGAATACCTCTACGCCTGCGCTCTTGTTGAAGCGGTAAGGTACAGTCTCGCCCTGTACAGGCTCTTGGAAGCGGATACCTGCGCCGTAGTGGAATGAGGACTGTGAGCGAAGCCACCAACCTGTAAGGGTCTGCTCGCCTGGTTCCTTCTGGTTATCAAATTGTTGCTTGCGATACTGAGCAGTCTCACGTTTGTAGGGATACTTGTCAGAGATGCCAAAGAAGAATGGTAAGCCTGCAAGGGCGCAGTCATAAGCATTAGAAGTGTTGATGTAAGTATCACCAGCTGTGACGGGTTGACCTACTGGATCTACTGGGCGTTCTTTAATGTGGGAAAATGCGTCAACCACTTCTGCTCCTTAAATGGGTAGATTATCTACTGCGTCAACTTGGTCATCAATGTCCCGCAGAAGCGGGACTAACTCACTACTTAGTGATAGCGGCAATCTCTTCGCCAGTTAGACCCAGTGCTTGCAACTTAGCCTGCGCTGCTAACTTAGCGTCAGCTTCTGCCTGCTCTTTAGCCTCGCGCTCTGCGCGATCTACTTCTGCCTGAGCTGCCATCTGATCGCGTTCTGCAATCTCAGCAGGGGTTAGGTCAACGTAGGTGTGTGTGCCTTTTTCAACATCAACAATTAACTTCTGTGGTGTATCAGACATCTGTTGTTTCTCCTTGAATGATGACGTGGCTTGCATCAGGGCAATCCCATAAGCAAGTTTCGGTGTTAAGTGTTGCGCTATCGTGGCACTTAGGCGGAATAAACGCATCTAGTGATGCGTCATAGGAGTACCCAATTCCTGCATAGTGCTTGCGAAAGTTAGCGTTGTAACTGGTTTGAATCCAGTTACCGCCTAAGCCAAGGTCATTGGCTAAGAAGTCTTGACCGCGATGTTCTTGCTCGTTTGCCACGACAAGTACGCGGGTGACTATGTTGTTTGAATCTATCTCTGCGAAGTGTGCCATTATTTCTCCTTATACCGTGTATCGAATTATAACAATTCCTGAACCACCAGCGCCGCCAGCAAAACCAGCGCCACCATTCCAACCATTAGCACCACCGCCACCGCCAGTATTAGCAGTTCCTGCTGCTCCAGCAGTTGTATTGTAAGAAGCACCGCCACCGCCAATACCACCAGCACCACCATTAGCGCCTTCTTTTCCACCGCCACCACCACCTGCATAGTAATAATGACTGCTTGATAACTGACCTGTAGAAGTTGCTGCACCCATTGCATCAATAAACGCATAAGGGCCGCCAGCAGAACCAACCGTAGTGTTGTATGTAGCACCAATGCCACCGTTACCAGCAGCGCCACCGTTAATTCCAACGCTTCCCACTGCACCCGCACCGCCGCCGCCACCTGCGGCATTAGTATCAGACGAACCAGCACCACCAGCAAAGCCTTGGTTTGTTGTTCCAGCGCCAGGAGAAATGTTGTTGGAACCACCACCACCTGAACCACCTGAAAGAGTACCAGCGCCATTTCGTCCTGGACCAGCACCGCCACCAACAGCAGCAGTTAATGAACCAAATTGTGAATTACTGCCTTGTGAACCAATGCCACCTGACGTTCCACCATTACCGCCAGCACCAATAGTAATTGTTTGAGCAGATGTTGCAACTGCTTGAGATGTATAACCAACTAATCCACCTGCACCGCCACCGCCACCAGTATTACTACCGCCACCACCGCCACCCGCAACGACTAACAAATCACAAGTCAGCCCAACCGCAGGAATAAATGAACCTGAGTTGATAAAGGCGTGGTACCAGTAAGTACCGTCAGTC